CCTTGTGGTAGACCAAGTTCTGCGGGTACTGCGTGGACGCAGCGCCGATGAACGTGACCGTTTGGCTGTTGGCCGGCAGAGAGCTGACGGTGGCCAGCGCCTGGCTGGCCGAGTACATCGGAGCAACCGTGACCGTTGCCGCGCCGCCCGATGCAGTCACGTTGGCAAGCGCAACAAACTGGAACAGCGAGCCAGTGGACTCACGGGTCTGCGGGTTCACCGCAAAGCAGCCCGCCACGGTGAACACGTCGCCAGCAAGAACGGTGTTGGTGCTACCCAAGCCGGTCAGCGAGATCGAAGTCGCGCCTTCGGTCGTCACTGCAGCCGCCGTCGTGCCGTTGGTACGCGAGCCAGTCGTGAACTGCTTGATGGACTGGCTCATGTTGACTTCTTCGAAGCCCAGCACGCCCGTGCCCATCATGCCGTTCTTGAACTGCTTGCTGATGGTGTCCGTCGGGTTGAACAGACCCTTCATGCCTTCCACCAGACCAGCGTTCGCGGCGGGGTTGACCGTTGCGTAGCGCGGCGACATCACAGCGGCGTTCTCGTTCAGCTTCTGCTGGGCCTGCAGCAGAACCAGCGAGGTGGCCGGCGTGGTGCCGGGCGTGCCGACAGAGTTGCCAATCTTGTTGAACGCGTTGGCCACATCAGCGTCGATGCTGGCGGCAAGCTGGCTGATACGAGGCTTCAGCACACGATCCGCGAAGTCGTCCAACTGCATCGTCAGTTCGGCGGACGTGAAGTTCACGCCGATGTGCTTCTGCGAAGAGACGGTCAGGGTCGTGAACTGCTCGTTGTCGTCCTGCACTTGCAGAGCGGCGCCGTCAGTCACCAAAGCGCGGTCCGGCAGGCGGATGCGCAGCGTGGAGCCGATCTTGGCCCCTTCGACAGCGAAACTGTCGTCGTACTGGCGGTTCACGTTGCGCGTGAGCACCAGGTTGTTTTCCAGAATCTCCAGGGCTTTCCTGGTGATCATGTCAATGGTCAGAATGCTATTGGCCACAGCGGGCTCCTTTCAAATTTAGCGATTTGCCTGAGCCTGCATCTTTCGCATCTGTCTTGCTCGTTCGGCTTCAATCCATTCCGACGTACTCATGTTCTTGATGGAACGCGGGTCAGTCGTGTCATACGACGGGTTGTTGCCGCTGCGTGCGGTGACGGGTGTGATCGGTGCTGGTGCAGACGTTGAACGTTTGACGGGTGGGTTGTCGGCCAGTTTGGCCTCGATCTTCCCAATTTCCTTGGCTTGCAGGATGGGCGGTAAGCGAGCGATACGTTCCGTTTCCTTGACATTGGTGCCGAGGTAGTACGCTACTTCAGGGCCAATGTCAGATGCGCGGATGGTGTCAGCCATGACGGTCGTGATTGGCAGCTTGGGGTTGTAGGCGACCTGTTCAAAGTCGTCGTACTTTTCCCTGGCTTGCTCTTCGCGGTCGTGATAAGCCTCCAGCAGTTCGGTGTGCTGCTTCTGCTGCTCCCGCTGTGCCAGTAGCTGTTCGGCCTTCTGAACTGCCAACGCTTCCGCGTAGGCTTCAGTTGATTCAAACTGCTCTGCAGACGGTAACTGCTTAGGCTGCTCAACCACGGGCGGCTGTGCCCGTTGACGCTCCCACTTACGCTGCTCTCTATCAAGCCGTTTCCGGACAATGGCGTCCAACTCTTCTTGAGTAAACGTCTTCGTCTGTTGTTCGACTTCCGGCTCAGTGCCCTGTTGTTCAACAGGACTCGCTTCCGTAACTGCCGTGGGTTCCGGTGCGGCTTGTGCGGTGTCGATCTCCGCTGCGACTTCTTGGCTCATGTGCGGGCCTTGATAAACCTGGTCAACGGGCCAGTACGCTTAATAGTATCACTTATGCCGCGCTGAGCCAAGTGACTGCGGTTAGAACATCTGTTCAAGCCGCGGTTTACTCTAACGCCAGTATTTGCGCCTCAAGCGCTTGCAACTGAGCAAGCAACTGCTCTTTTGTCGGCTTGAACGCCTGAGGTAAAGGTGAGGGCGCTGTCCAGTTGCTCCCATCAAACGTCCAGCCTTGCTCGACCTCATCGGGGCAGTTGACAAACTGGCTGGCGTAGCCCGGGCCAAATAGCTCAACGGGGTCGCGGCTCCAAGCCTCTTGCACCACGCCGTTTTGCACGAATGCGTATCTCATGTCGGCTCCTCAATACAGAATGAAGACAGCGCCTGCGCCGCCTGCACCGCCCGCGCCGACCGTCGTGCCGGTCTGAGCGCCACCGCCGCCGCCGCCTGCGTAAGTAGAGGCCGCGCCGGCTGATGCAGCAGGAGATCCTGAATCTCCGCCGCCGCCCGCGCCGCCGCCGCCAAACAAACTACCCGACGCGAGGCCCCCGTTGCCATTGGTGCTGCCGCCGCCTGCGCCAAACGCGCCGGCAAAACTGCCGTTCGCTGCGCCGCCACCAGGCCCGGGCGGTGATGACTGTCCGCTGGTGATGACTTGACCGCCATACCCGTTTAGCGGGCGCAAAATTGGATCGCTGAAAGCGTTGTGCAAACCGCGCCCGGTTCCCGCGCGTTGCGAGCTTGCTGAACCGCCCGCGCCGCCGCCAGCACTAATGGTGCCAGCACCCCCAACACCGCCGCCGCCCGCCGCGTTGGCAGATGCGTCAGCAGCCCCACCTTGCCCGCCCCAGCCGCCGCCGCCACCACCAGCCCTAGAGCCGCTTAAAGAAACGGGCGCGCCGCCGCCGCCGCCAGCACCCAAAGGCGATCCCGACGCGCCGCCGCCGCCGCCTGTCCAGTCAGACAAGCTGGTTGCCCCGGCGCCCCCGGCAAACGCGCCGCCGCTGGTAACACTTGCATCTTTGCTTGCCGTGCCGCCGCTGCCGCCTGTTGCGCCAGACGCTGCGCTGCCTGCGTTGGCGGTCAGATAGGTGGTGACACCAATCGCCACCGTGGTGGACGCGCCGCTGATGGTGATAGTGACTGTCTGACCGGCGGTCACGGCAATGTCGCCGTAAGCGCATCCGCCACCACCACCACCGCCGCCGCCGGCAGTGGAGGCCACGCCCGCGGCCCCTGCGCCGCCAGCGCCAAACGCATAGGCTCTGATTGACGTCACGCCGACAGGCACCGTAAACGTGTTGCTGGCCGCGTAGAACTGATTGCGGGTGTTGCCCAGCAAAGCCACCGCAAAATCTGGCGTGGTAAGTGCCGCAGGCGCAGACGTCCAAGCGGTGCCATTGCTGGCCAACACATTTCCCGCAGATCCTGGAGCAATAAGCTGAACCGCGGTCGTGCCATTACCAACCAGCAAGTTGTTGGCCGTCAAAGTTGTGGCGCCCGTTCCGCCATTCGCCACGGGCAAAGTTCCCGTGACGCCCGTTGTCAACGAGACATTGCTGATCGTGTTGTTCGCGCCGTTGATCGTCTTGTTTTTGAGCGTCTGAGCGACTTCGGCAGTGTAGATGTCAAATTGCCCCATCGTGATTTTCTTTGACCCGGCAGTCCCGGCTGAAGAATCGACGATGTACAGCAGATCCGCCGCGTTGACATCAACGCCGTTTAGTGACGGCAGGTCAGAGACTTTTTGGTCGGCCATGATTTACGCCCACATCCTGCTCGGGGTTGCCGGGAACACGCGGAAAGCCTCCAACTCCGGAGCCTCGCCGGTGTGTCGCACGTTGACATGCCAGCCCTCCAGCGGGGCCATCTCGGGCACCTCGCCCTCGGGGGTGGTCAGCATCTTGCCCGTGGGCTTGTAGATCGTGCCGATGACGTCAATGGCCGCGTACTTGGGCACCAGCACCGTCTCGACCACATCACCCTGCACGTTGGTCTGCTCGTCGTACAGCGCCGCGTTGGCCTCGGCTTCGTCAGCGAATTTCAGGAAGTAATCGGTGTACATAGGTGCTCTTTAAGTAGTGATGGTCTGCAACTCGGCATTGCTCAGGCGGCGGGGGTAGTAGGTGATGCGGCGGAGGTGTGAATTAGCGTATTGGGTACCACCGTTGCTTCCCAAATACAACGCAGTTACTGTCGGCAAAGTTCCTGATACATCGGTTCCAACCGTTCCGCCACCTTGAGACGTTGCAAAATTATTTACTGCATACGCGCCAGCTACTTTGACAGTAGCGTTGTTTGAAAAACTGCTGGCATTATTGATGTCTGCTTGATCTACGCCGCCGTCAACTATTCGCCAAGCGGTGCCCGCAAGGCTTGTGTTGTTGCTGATGATCATGCGCTCATTAGATGTCCCATCGCCAAATGTTGCTTGTGATCGAGATGCGGTTGTCGCTGGAATACTGAACTCCGCATACAAAGTTCCACCAGCCGAATTAAACCAAGGCGACAACGTATTCACCGACGCCACATCAGTAGAGCGCGTGAGGGCTGTGGTCGTGGTGGGGATGTAGCTGGTGGGGAAGGCTCCGGCTTCGAGTTGAGCGCCCCAGAGAAAAACAGCCTTAAAGGTTGCGTCCGCACTCGTCGAGTTTGGGTAAAACCGTACAGTGGCTGTGCCTGCGTCGGATGCATTTGTCGTAAACGCAAAATATACGCGCCACCAATTATTTGGATAAGCAACTGCTACTCCAATGGTTGTACCTGTGTTGATAAAACCAGTAATTGCTGATCCAGACCAAGTGATGTATGTTTCTGAATTGGTTGTTCCAGAATTCGGATTAGAAACGTGAAATCTACTTTGAACAGATGTGCTGTTCTTTACAAAAAACGAAATAACGTACGTTGTGCTGGCTGCAACGGTGACGGTCTGCTGTACTCTATCTGAATTTGCTCCGGTGCCGCTTACTGTGTCAGCGTTAACCGTGCCATCCAACGATGTCGTTGTATTTGCTGTAACAACAGCGGGGCTCGTTCCAGAAGCTGCCCAAGTTGTCGCAAAGTCTTGTGATTGAAGAAGCAGATTCGTCCTCGCCTCCTCAATCAGCAGCCCTTGAGCCGCCAGCGTGCTGGGGTTGTAGTCGAGGCGTGGGGCGTCAACGGCTGCGCTCTGCAGCACACCAGCCGAGTCGAAGTACGTGGCCGTGCTGGCGCGGGTGAAGGTGATGATCTGCGAAAAGGTTTTGGATACGAGCGCCATGTTTTACTCCCAGACCACGTACTGCTCTGCAATTTGGTATTGCTCGGAAGTGAAATTGAGACTGATGGAATCTCCGTTTTCACCCAAGTTGTTAGGTACGCCTGCAAACACCAAATCAAGCGTCGGACCAAGCTGCGCGAACGGATCGTTTGCTGGCACCACCGCAGAGATGCCGCCATCGCCATACACCCCACCGTTGGCCGTCCAATCCTGACGGACTCGGTTGACGTATACCGGTGAGTTGCGGACGGTGATCATGCGTAGTAGCTCACGTTCAGTTTGGCACTGGCAGCCTGTTCAATGAACCGAATGCGCTGCAAATCGCCGTCATACGACAACACCGTTGAGATAGGCACGGGCATACCGACCGCGCTGGTGGGGTTGGTGCCGTCATCGCGCCAGCGCACCGCTTGAGTCTCGGGCGTGATGATGGCCAGTGTGGCCCCGCTTGGAACGGTCAGCGCTGCTGCGGCAGACAACGAAGTGATCTGCTGGTATCCCAAGCAAACGGTGGTGGATTTCAGTCCCATGAGTCAACCTCAAAAGTTTGGTTTGGTCAAGACGCCCGCAAAGA